CAAAAACCTTTCTGATGACAACTCCAAACATCAACCAACAACTCACGAATCAGGCCCAGTCGATGACGGACCGTCTCAAGGAGGAGCTGCCGTGGCATCTCCAGCCCTCGATTCTGTACCGCATGCGCACTTGGGTGTGCCTGGCGTGGTTGTTGGTGTTGACGTTGGGCAGTTGGATGCTCAGCAAAGAAGTGTTCATGTGCCTCACGACGGTAGCGCTACTAACGTCGTCGGCGGCATTCGTGGTCCTGGGAACGCGGGCGGAGATGGTCTACATCTTCCTCGAGGGGTTCCAGGAGGCGGCACTGAATCAGCTCCGAATCGCGGCAGAAATGTCGCAGTCAAACCAGCAAGTCCGCCAACAGTTGGCGTCGCTCGCGGGACAAGTTCGCAGCCTCAGTCCGTCAAGAACCACGGCAACAACCGCGTAAAAAGTCTGGACGTTTGTCGCGACTTCACTGCTGGCACTTGCCAGCGTGGGGACAGATGTCGCTTTTCACACACGGTCGCTCCTGCAACAACGCAGCCGTTGTTGCCAAACCCGGCGGTTACAACCGCTGGCCAGGCCACCTCAGCAGTGGCCGACGACGTCGTTGATGACGACGCCGTTCCGGTAAACAACAAGAAGAAAGTCAAGCTCGATTCGACGCTCGACGACGCAGCGCTTCAATTGCTGCGCGTTACGTTCCCGCGTCTCGAGCTGATACCAGCACCAAAAGGAGAGAAAATCGATCATCCGCACCCGATCTGCCGCGCCGCACGCACGTGCGTCGAAGCCATCGTGCTCATGATCGCTGGAAAGCCTTCGACGGTTCTACTGTACCAATCGACGCCCCGTGAGTCATTGGGCAAGTACGATTCGTGTCGGCGTTCTTTCTTTCCTGAGGACCGCGATCGCGAGGTTAAGCTTTGCGATAACGTGGTTGGTGGCGTTTGTGACCACGAACGCGCCTTGTTGGCAGGCAAGTATCAGTCCATTGTGCTCCTTGATTGTCCGCTTCCAGCGGACGACATTGCGCGCAAGTTCTCGGCATACCCTGCACTACACCGGATTTATCTCGCCCAGCATGTTTATTCCGCCGTTGTCGGCTCGATTCTCGAACAGTCATTCGTTTGGCAGCGTAGTGCTACGCCCGCCATGGGTTCCGTGGGAAACTTCATTGTGAAGACTCCTGGTTCTCTCGAGGTCTTTGAGCCTGACCACTGGTGGTTGCGCGTTGCACACCCGATTCTAGGCTTGAAACCCGAGTTGGTTGCGTCGTTTCCTGCCGTGGCATACGGCATTTGGCGCATTGTGTTGACTAAGCGCAGTCCTCCTGAACCGGTCATCGTTTCAGCTGAAGTAAGCATGGTGAGAGGCAGCGCGCCCGGCCAATACCGTTCTGGCAACATGGACTTTTTCAAGTACACCGACACGTTCGGTGTAGTGCGTTACGGAGGTACTGAGTACCCCGTAAATCCCTTGGAACTGCTTGCAGAGTTGCGTGAAATCAGTGGTTCGGCGTTCACCGACGAGGTTGCGAAGCGGGTTTACCGTCGCTGCAGCCACGCCAAGATGGACACCAACACACAGGTTCTCACCGCGGTCATCCGCCAGATCAAAATGGTCGAGGAAGCACCTCTCTTGGAATCACAATATCGCCCGATTGAATCACCTGGCACTTGGTTCAATTGGTTGAGCAAATCGCGCCGTACATTCGAACAGCAGAACAATGCTCTTCGCATGGGGCCTGAAGGCCTTGCACCGAGTACCGGCTTGTGGCGGATGATTTTTTCAGCACTGTTCTTTGTGTTGACACTCATTCCGTGGCCGACGTTACTGTGGTTGTCATCACGCGTGGAAGAGGTCCTACAACCTGACCAATGGCGTACAGCCGGCCAGGGATTGTCGAAAATCGTGACTGTCACGAACGACATATCGTGGGAGTTCACCCATGCGCCGTGGCACAATCCGTTTCGGTTTCTTACTTTGTGCATTGCCGTTGCTTACCTAATGGGCAGTGCGAGAGCTGTTGCTCCGTGTCCGGTTTACGATGAGTATTGTCTGGACAAATTCAAGCCAATTGACTATCATGGTCCGTTGCCTTTGAATTGCCGGTGGTCTTTCGGGCTACCCGGTTACGTGAGCAAGCAACAACTTTCACCGGTCGCAGCCGATTGCAGTGTTCGTGTTAAGTATGTCATCGACGACATTTCACCCGACGCTGCGAAGCTGTTTGCTACTGGCATTGTATTTGGCTACGCCGTTCCGGCCGTGGCAAAGACGTGCCAGCAAAACGTCCTCGTTGCCGTGCACAATCGACAGTGCGCGGTTGTTGCCTTGCCGAACCACGCCGAGTTCCGCCGGTTCGCCCTGCCTTTTATCCAGCTCTACCCCCGGTTGAACGTGTCGTTCCCGGACTTCGTGGAGTGGAACGCTCGTTTCAAACTCGAGCGCCAAAAGCAGCAGTGCGCCGCGAGAGACCGGCTGTTTACAGCAGGCAGTCCGCCTTGGTCAGAGATAACCGAGCGCGAGGCTTTCAACAAAGTGGAAAAAATTTGGAAACGCTGCGAATACGACCCCCGTTGTATTTGCGGTGGTTCAGACGACTGGAACGTGTTGTTTGGACCATGGTGCCTGCAGCTTGCAAAGGCTGCTAAAGCGCACTTCGACTACAAAAATTGTGTTTTCTACGCAACGTCGACAAATTCCGCAGAATTAGGCAGCTGGTTTGACATGGTGAGTCAGTCCGGTGGCCTGGCAGTGTGCGGCGATGACCAAATCGCCCTCGTGCGTGATCCGGTTACGAACCAGGTTCTAATCTTTGAAGGCGATGGAAGTCGCCATGATTCACACATGAACGAGATGTTCCACTGGTTACAGTGGCAACTGCACAAGGCAATGTGGGATCCGCGTTTATGGACGGAAGAAATCCGAATGATCGAAATTGCACAGAAGTTTACCTCTGCGACTACTGCACTTGCAATTCGTTTCACGCACTCATTTCGTCGCCGTTCTGGCGACCCCGAAACCACGCTGGGAAACAGCAAGTGCACGCATTTCATTTGCGACACTGTGGTTAAAGAGTTTGTGCGGCTCCGATTGTCCGGGCTTGAGATTCAGGCCGCGGGACGACTGGCTGGCGAGCTGGTGAATCGAGCTTTGGGTTACAAGCTTGCGCTTAAGGTCCATGTGGATCGCGCTTTCGCAACGTTTTTGAGTGGCTATTTTGTGCCTGTCGGTGACAGCACTTTTTGGGTACCAAAGATTGGCAAGCTCATTGCCAGCCTTTCGTGGACAACCACTCAACCACAAAGCGAGACGCGCTTTTCGCAGTTGGCTGGCACAATCAATTCGTTCATGCCTTACCGCTTCATGCCCTTTCTCCGCACTTATATGTCAGCTGTCATGCAGCTAATTCCGGAGAGATACCGCCTCGCAACAATGGACGACAAGCGCACTGTCGCCGCGAGCGGGATCACGTGTTCGCTTCCTGAAGGCAATACGTGGGGCTTTATCGCATACCGTTACAACTTGACAGAGTTGGACGAAGAAACGTTTCGAGTAACGCTTGCATCTGTAGATTGTCTACCGTTCATGATCTCGTCAGAGGTCGTCGAGCGGTTGGTCGAAATTGACG